TAATTAAGACATTATTGGCGTTGAAGTTTGGTATTTTAAGTCTATTCGGAAAACCTTGAGCGTTATACGGCGACGTGAAGTCAACATCATAAATGTTTTCGAAAACAATTCCAGCTCCCGTAACTTGTGAACCTCTTGAACGAACACCTAAGTATCTTTCATCTTCCTTATCGCCAAACGCGGGAACAGTAATTGAAAAATCAACCAAAGCAACGGATGGTCTTTGACCTGGTAATTTTAAACCATAGGTTCTGGCTATATTGTAAATTGATGACCTTTGTTGTGCATATTGTAGTACAGTTTCCTGAATACTTCTATCAATGTGATAGTGTAAGTTGTCAGCAACCGCAGCATTCAAATCAATAAACACAGAGAAAACAGAAGCATCGTTAAAGTCCTGAATCAACTCAGGGTAGTATGTTTTACAATAATTAAGTAACTCAGTTCTTATTCCCTGATAATCTCTGGTTGTATATGAAATTTTACGATTAGCCATTTCTATTAAATATTAATGATAACAAAATCACTCTGAGCAAAGGTTGTTTTGTTGTTAGAGTAATCTATTCTGATTTTAGCGGTGTATTCTGATGTTCCTTTACCAGGAAATCTATATATCGGTGATTCACTCGTTCCCACCGTGTTTTCCCCTAACATAGTGTCAACTTCTTCCATTGGGTCAGCGGGTGTAATCGTAATTTGATTCAACAATAAGTTTGGCATGTAAGTCTGAACAGCGTCTCTTATGTCTGATTGTATAGCATCAAATGTCAATCCGTCAAACGGTTCGAATAAAAACTCGTACAATCTTGTTCCGAAATCAGGTAAAAAATATCTACTCCCTTTTCTAGTTAATAAAAGGTGTATCAAATCTGCCTTTATTTCTTGGGCCTCTAATTCAGTAAGTTCTAAATAATCACCTCTTCTAGAATCTCTAAAAGGGAAATTAAGACCATATGTAATTCCATTCGCCATATTCCATAAATATACTTGGATTATTTTTTTACTAAATAGGTATTACCTTTTTGATACTTAGGTTCGTATGGACAATGTAAACAACCTTTACCACAACAGAATCCTCTATTTTCGTGAAATGATTCTGTAAAAACCATTAAACCCTGTTCATTGTAGTAAAAATCAGAAGGGAGGAGTTTTTTAGGCTCCTCCCTTCCGTTTGTATTCTTATTCATTATTAAACGAATTTTACTTCACAAGCCCCACCAGCACAAGCTACTTCACCACTTAAATCAGTATCATCATCCAATTCAACGATTTTAGATAAATCAACATCATGTAATGTTTTCATTAGCTCTTCGTACTTTTCTTTAGTACAGTCTTCAAATGGTGCTTGGATATAAGTTCCTCCGTCGTATGGTAAAACTGATAATCCATTGTAAGCATCTTTGTTTTCCCACATCCACTCACCAACTGCTGGCCATTCGTGTTCACGAACTGAAATAGTTGCAGATACGTTGTGAGCATTTGAACCACTTCTGTGACCTGGTTTAATCCACTCTTGTTGTACTTTCTTAACTCTCTCCAATAGTTGAATTGGTGATTCGTTTCTCAAGATAGAACCTTCAGGTGACTTTTGTGGAATTCCAATTACCGCTGTGTCATGTGGTCTGAAATATTCATCTTCTACTAACTCAGGGTGATTTTCTTTCAAGTAAGAATAAATCGCTTCGTTCTTACCAACTCTCACTCTTCTAATGTAGTAATCGTTATGCCATGCGTGGATACCACTTGATGTACCTAATGTCAATGAAGTTGTTCCCGCAGGTTTTACTGTTGTTGTTCTTGCCGCTGGATTGATTCCCAACAAGTCAGCAACTCTTTTATTTTCTTCTTTAACAACTTTTGCTGCCGCTTTCATGTTTAATCCAAGAACCGCACCTGAACCGATACCTGTCATTGAAATACCAATCAAGGCATCTTTTTCTGTTGTTCTCTGCCAAATAGGTCTTAGGTAATGGAAATCAGTATAACCCGCTTGTAATGTTCCAATAAAAGTTGCAGCTCTAACTCTGTCTTCGTAATCTTCTTGAGATACAACGTTTGATACGTTTACCTCTGTAAGGTTACAGAATTGGAATGGTCTAAGACCAATCTCACAACAAGGGTTAGTTCCCCAATCTTTGTCGTTACTTAAGTAGATACCAGGTTCCCCTGCCCCACTTGCCTCAATTCTCTTCCACAAGTCCATGAAATAATCTTTTTCAATCTTGTGTCTCATTAACACTGCTGAGTTGTTAGCTCTACCTCTTTGTGGGTTTGTTTCCCACCAAGCTCCACTCTTACATCCAATCATCTCATCATCTGTTGCCGAGAATAATGAAATAAGTGCCGCTCTTCTAATACCACCAGCAAGAACTGCATCAGCAATATGACAAACCATATCGTGAACTTCGATTGCTCTTAATTTTTCACCATCTTCTTTGGCATCTAAGATACCTTCAAGTTTGATAAGACATTCTTTTAGTGGTTGTGGACCAGGCGCTTTACCACCTGATGTAACTAATCTCGCACCTTTTGGTCTGATATCACTGAAATCAAATTCAATGTGTGAACCTCCAAAGAAGTATGATTTAACCAACACTTTTACAGCGTCAGCCCATCCTTCAATTGAGTCAGCAACTAACCATCTTCTACCTCTTTCTTTGTTAGGTTTTCTGATTTCAGGTAATGCATCTACGTGATGTTTTTGTACTGAGTATCCAACTCCTGTTCCACCCAAAAGTAAGAACATGATTTCAGAGAATACTCTCCAATCATCGATTGGTGCGAAGGCACAGTTATAAATTCTATTTGGTGAAATTTCAATAGGTTTTCCTGCAAACTGCATTGACCTCATTGATGGTAAAACTTGTTTTCTGAAAACATACATGTAGTTATCACGAATCTCCTTTTCTAGATTAGGATACTGCTTGATATGCATCTCCATGTTTCTAGTAACAAGCTCTTGCCATGTTTCTCTTCTCTTTAGTTCTGGGATGTACTTAGCGTACTTCATGTACACGGTAATGTCCGATAAAATTCTGTTTGAAATGTCCATTTGTTTAAATTTAAGTAATTGTTTTTTTTATCAAAAAATCGTCGATTTTAATGATAAATATGCGGTTGTCTACTTAACGACCACAATTTTTTCTAAAAAAATATAAGTTTTTTTTGAAAAAAGTAGATATTTAATTAGGTGTTATTTTGACCTTTGGTAGCAGCTTCTTTAGCCTTTCTTTTTTCCATAAGTTCTTTAACCCTGTCTCTCTTCCTTTCTTCTTGTTGTTCCTCGAAACCTAAGAATGTTACTGAGCTTTCAGTATCTATTTCAAGTAACTCATTGTTGAATTTGCAGTTTTCAAATACAACCCCGTCTTTACCAAGACGTGATTTAGTAATGGCTATTGTTGCAAGATTCATTTCCTTTTGTTGAAGTGTCTTCGCTACCGTAATGATAACGTGTCCCACTTGTGCCTTTTTAATTGAACCTCCCATTTGGTCTGTCGTAACAACCTCAGAAGAAATAGAGCTTCTGGCTTTCCATTCGTCCTTTGCAGATGTCTCAGGTAATACACAATCAATGTAGTCCAACATAATCATGTCAATCTTTGTTCCGTCAGCGATAATTTTTCTAACCTGATTCTTTAATTGATTCATAGTCATAGTATCAGACGCCAACTTCTTCAAGATTAACTTGTTTTTCATTGTTTCTTGAATCTCGGTTATTTTACCCATAACCTCATCTCTGTGATTTGCAAGTTCGTCAGGTGCAATTCCCGTCCAAATTGTGAAGTGTTTTCTTTGTACAATCTTTGGGTTGTCTTCAAAGAATACTTGAAGAACGTTGTACCCCATATTGAAAGCGGTGTTTGCAATTTTGGTAAGAATGGTAGTTTTACCAACCCCTGTCGGAGCTAAGATAACACCAATCTCACCTTTGGCTAATCCACCTTTCAATAGTCTGTCAATACCTGGTATTCCCATTGGAATCGGATGTCTATAATCCTCATCCAATACTGTTTCCAACTCTGAAAAGATATCTGTTTGTCCTTTCTCTATTTCACCAACCTGTAACGCCTCTCTTACCAAACCTTCTACTTTATCATAAGATTCAAAGTCTCCTTGAGTGATGATTTTCTGAGCCTTGTCCATCGCCTTTTGAAGTTCCTGTTGTTTACAGAATTTCAAAGCTTTTTCTTGGACAAACTGAGTTCCTTCAAATGGAGCCTCTTTAACCTGCTTCAATGTGTCCAACACAATCTTAGCAACCATTTCTTGAGTGACCTCGGATTTAATAATTTGTTCAAGGGTTTCGAAGTTAGGCGTAGACTCATACTTAACATAGTATTCCTTAATCATCTGTAAGATGATTTTGAAGTACTTGTTGTCGAAATAAGATGCTTCGATAACGTCGATAATAGACGATGAAAAATCTTTGTCTACTACAATCTGGTTAAGTAATTGAATCTGAAAAGTGTTCCCTAAATAATCGAAATTTTTGTTCATAATATGCTATATGTATCCCCCCTGTATTATTAAATACTTACTTGCTAAGGTCAAATTCCAAATATTTGTAAGTTAATTTCTGTGTTGAAAAAATGTCAGTTAGCTCGCGTAGAATCTCTTTAAGAAATGGTCGTACGTCCACTGTATAACGAACTTTTGGTGGGAAGAATTTTCCATCAAAAACTCTATGACAAATTGTCGTGTCCCCAACCTTAATAAAAAGGTTAAAAACTTCAGGTCCTTCGGTGTACGAAGTGTTCATAATTGACGGGTCGTGAGTAATCGCATCTCTGTTGTCCATCATGTAGATAACCGTCTTCATTTTGAGGTGATACTGAAGTTGGTCTTTGATTTGACTAACAGTTTCATACAACTCAACAGAGTTTTTTGCCTTAGGGTTGAACCCTCTCACGTTGAAAAATCTTTGAACCACGATGTTGTCATTCAGGGTCAAAAGGAATTCCATTTTTGTGCTGTCTTGCTCTTTCATGTTTGTTTGTTTAATTTTTGTTTGTGTTTCGTTTTTCTTTTCTTGTGAATTTCATAAATGGTCTGAGGAAGTTTACCCAAGCTTCGTCGTTTTTGGGTAGATACTTGAAGAGACCGTCCTCCATCATCATTCTCATCAAGTTCTTATATCCTCTGTCGGTGGGGTCAATGGTATCGGTGTGGATTTGTTCTACGAGTTCTTTACCGTCGTCGGTAATAAGTGGATTGTGGAGGTCTACAATCTTCTTATTTGTTTCGTAGAACTGTTCACCAAGTATACCACATTTTGTTCGTCCTGTCAAAATATTTTCTAACGCTTTTGGTTTTTTCTTCTGCTGGTTATTTCGTGCAATATCTAATATTTCTTCGATAGTGCATGGTTTTTCCAACATTTGTGGAAATAATTTTGCCAAAGTTTTTTCACCCAAGAGTTCAATTCCGTCGATGTTGTCGGATTTATCTCCTGTAAAAATTTTTGTTAATAAAACGTTAGTGTGTGGTATATCAACCTTATTGATTGTAATCTTATCGCCGTTTTTAAAATATTGTTTTGAGGTTGGAGAATAGATTGTAACTCGTTCGGATATAAGTTGTGTTAAATCTTTATCCGCGGAGAATATAATGATTTGTTCATCGGTTGCGATGTTTGCGTAGTACGCAATTAAGTCATCAGCTTCATTATTAACCATCTCAACTTGGCGTACGAATATTTCCTCGAGGTATTGTTTAACCCGAGCTTTCTGTTGAAGATATGACTCGTACTTATACTCGTTCATATCCTGTCTACGATTCGCCTTGTATTGTGGATATATGGATTTCCTGATAGATGAATTGGAGTCCCCATCCCAAAAGACCACAACCTTATCGTGG